GCGATCGTCGGCAGCGTCAGATGTGTATAAGAGACAGAAGAAGACTGTCTGTCAGTGACTCTGACTTGTCTGATTTAAAATCTTTTCTTATTGAAAATGACTTTGAAGAAGTTTCCGATGAAGTAATAGAAACATGTAAACTCTATGGACTTGAGAAAATAACCAATCTAAAGAACTTTGCTTTAGCAGTAGCAAAAGAAAAGAAATGGTACCAGAAGAAAAAGAAACTTAAAAAAAGAGTAACTGAAGAGGATAAAGAAGAATTAAGACGATTAACGGAAGAACTAGGAGGGGATTTATAATGACAATTGTGAATGATAGGAAGTTAGAAGCAGTCGCTAAATTCATTGGTGAAACGGAAGTCGAAGGCAATTGTATTTGTGACAATTTTAATGAAGTACTAGAAGAAAATAAAATCAATGTTCCTTGTACTGCTAGCAATTGCAAAAGCAACTGCCCATTCTATTCAAAAGAAAACTTTATCAAGTGGATTAAAAAACCAGACAGTAAGTATGATGTTGATGGTTTGAAGAAACCTAAAAAAGAGGCCTTTCTATGCTATGACAATAGAAGCGGTAGGATTTGCTTGAATGATGATTACGTGAAAGCATTAGAGAAGTACTGCAATGATTTAGAGAACGTTCTTGCGGACACTGAATATGATTTAGAAACTTCTGAATGTGATAATAGAGAACTGACTAATAAGTTAGAAAAGATTAGAGGTGTTCTTGATGGGAAGGATTGAAGTTGATGAAAAGAAACTAGATGCAGTATTGAATAATTCACTTATTAACTGTTTAGGTATATCTAGTGATTATTTTGACGATAGATCATGCGAAAAGTTCAATCTTGAAGTCAAATCATTTTCGTGCTCATTATGCTGCCTTAAGAATAAGCAGATCATAAAAGAGTGGTTGAAAGAAGATTAATTATTTTGGAGGTAGATTAATATGCTAAATGCCGAAAGGTACAAGAAAGAAATATTAGAAAATTCAAATGTTGTTTCTGATTTTTCAATGAGCAAGGATAAGCATGCAATCAAGAAATGTCTTGGTGTCTGTGGAGATTGTTTCTTTCACGATTTAGGAGATCACTGCTCGAATATTAAAGTTAAGTGGCTCTTATCAGAGTACAAAGAGCCACCAGTAAAAGTAAGTAAATTAGAATATGATATTCTTAAGTGGATTAAAGAAAACACACAATTTGAATATATTGTAAGAAATGAAATCGGACATTTATTTGCATCTTCTGGAAAACCTGCCAAGCAGCAGTATGTTTGGACATATAGAGAACGCACTCACGAATTAAGTATATTTGATAAATTATTTGAATTCGTCAAGTGCGAAGATGAAAAGCCTACATCAATTAAAGATGTGCTCAATCACTGTGAGGTGGTCAATGATGCTGAAGAATAAAGAAGAAAGAACCTCATTCTTAAGAAATGAGAAGAACTGGGAAGTTGAGTATTTAACACATGATATTAAAATGCTGACTTTAAAATTAACACCTAAACTATATGTCAGAAAAATTCAAGTGATGGGTTTTAATAAATATTTTAAAAAAAGTGGATGGTATACGCAGTTTACTAAGTTCTTTTATCCTGATGATCTATATTATGGTCCTAATGCTTCAGATACAGAATTATTAAAATATTTAACTGCACATAAAAATGATGATTACATTGAAGACTTAGAAGTAGAAGGAGAACAGTAAAATAATGAGAATAAATGAAGTGTTAACAAGAGTCGATGAAGATGAACTCATTGACATTAGATGTAAAAGTTGGAATTTTTGTATACAAGGAACAAAATGGGAAATCACTCATAGTGAAACATTCATGGATAACCATTTTGGAGATTTGTTAGTAACTCATATTGAAGTAAATGATTCGCCAAGAGGACACGCAATCATGCTATTGGCTGATTCTGGAGAAAGTATAAGAGATTAGATTTATGAAACTCTATAAACCAAAAAGACCTAGTGTTAACCCTCAGTGCAGTATGTTCTTCGTTGGTGATCAAGGCTTTGTGAAATATGGCGATGAACGCTATTTGGAATATTTAGAAAGATATTGTGATGATCTAGAGGAATACTGTGATGGATTGAAAGAGATTATTCATGAACTGATTTTAAATACTAGACCAGATGATGAATTATTCCTTTCGATTATAGAGCGAGTTCCATTAGAAGACTTGGAAAAACCAAAAATGATAAAAGACCCGTTTTTAGCAAAAAAACATAAAGGAGAAAAATAGATGGATCCACAGGAATTAAATAAGGTATTCGATACGCTTGTGTCAAATTGTCCTGCACTCGAAAAAGTATGCGAGATGTGGGGTAATCAGCATATGTTAACTATCGCAATGGAAGAAAATGCTGAACTTATACAAGCAATATCAAAAATTAAACGTAATGGATTGGACCCAATCAACGCTTCACACTTAGATGAAGAGGTTGCAGATGTATTGATATGCATATGTGAACTATATGCGATGGATTGTCTAGATGTATATGAAATTGCTGAAATCATAAAAAGCAAAGTAGGAAGATCTATAAAAAGAACTCAGGATTATATAAAAGATTTAGAAGAGGAGGCTAGATGTGATGGCAGTTTTTAGCGCTGAAAAAGTACAGGAAATTGTAGAAGAAAAGGAAGCTGAATATAAGAAGCTAGAAGAAGAGTATTCATATTTGAAAGAAGAATACGGAGAACTGGAAGAAGTATGCCAAGATTTAAAAAAAGAAAACAATACTCTTAAAAGAAAGTGCGAAAGTTATGAAAAAGCAAGCCAAACTGTATTGAGTATTTACAATGAGGATTTAGAAAAGATGAAGGGGCTTCAGGAATTAAACAGTGAACTTGTTGAAAGCTGTAAAAAGGCTGACAGAGATTTCTTTATCTTAGCAGCAGCTTATGCTGCTACACTGATGTTGATGATTTACTTGTTTATCAGATAGGAGTGATACAAATGATTCTATTACAGTTAGTTAAATATGCGTTTCTTCTGATTCTTCTTGTTGTGCTAGCCTTAGCGCTCATAATTGGAGTATTTATCCTGTTAGCAGTCTTCTTCTCTATGCTTTCGACATTTAGAGAAGAACTCAGAAAAGATAAGGAGCGCAATAACTTATGACAATAAATGACAAGGAGGAACACTATTAATGCTTAATCGTGCTTTATTAGTCGGAAGACTTACAAGAGACCCTGAACTAAGAAGAACAAGCAATGGAAAGGCTGTTACTTCTTTCAATCTAGCAGTAGAAAGAAACTTCAAGAGCGATGATCAGGAGGCTGACTTCATTAACTGCGTATGCTGGGGGAAGATTGCGGAAAATACAGAGCGCTATTGCTCTAAAGGTTCCCTCGTTTCTGTTGATGGTCGCATTCAGACAAGAAACTATGAGAACAATCAAGGTCAGAAGGTATATGTTACTGAGGTGGTTGCTGACTCTGTACAGTTTATTAATACCAGAAGAGAAAATCAGACAGCACAAGCACCAGTAAATAGTCAAGCACCTGTTAATAACTATGCGAGCAATGGACTGATTCAGCAGTTTGAGGATGAAGGATTGGTTATGGAAGAGGATGATATTCAATTCTAATGAGTAAATATAACGCTAAGAAGGTGATTGTTGATGGAATTACCTTCGATTCCAAAAAAGAATCTAAGAGATATCTAGAACTTAAACAGATGCAAGAAAACGGAGAAATCCACGACTTGCAACTGCAGGTGCCGTTTGAACTTATCCCATCATTTGAAATTGTAATTGATGGAAAGAAGAGAAAAAGAAGAAAGATGCAATACATCGCTGACTTTGTCTACTACATAGGCAATGTCAGAATTGTTGAAGATGTCAAAGGCAGAAAGACAGATGTTTATATGATCAAAAAGAAATTATTTGAGTATAAGTATAAAGAGACTATTGAGGAGGTATAGAAGTGGCTAGATTGGTTGAAGTATGGGAGCACTTCAGAGTTCCTATGAATAAAAATGACAAAATAAGGATGAAGAAGACTTTTAGTATTATCAATCTAGATAAGTGCTCATATGAGTTCGAAAGTCCTCCAAGTCCTTTAAATGGTATGTATTCAATCACTTTCTTTTTTAAAGGAAAGAAAGTATTTAGAGAAGAATACACAAAATTAGGACTTGCTAAAGCGAGATTAGAATGGTTTCTCTCTTTTGAACCAAAGAAACAAAAAGGGGAGTTCGAATACAAAGGAATGATGATTGATATAGATGATGTGGCTGCATTTCTGAATGAGACAACATACAGCTATCGAAATATCAGCATTGTTACATCGAAAGTAAGAATCAATGATAAACAGAAAAAGAAGAACGATAAGACTATCATTGATACTATTCAAGAGCAATTTATAAGATAACTACACAGGGCATTGAGTTCTTTATTAGATTTTATATACTATCAAGAAAATTTATTAGGACCCCTCATACTTAATAGATTCTTTTCTAAAAGCAAGATCCTCTCATGGATTCGATGCCCTAACATATTTTTCTATTCTAAAACCAACAAACAACAGCAGTGTCATGGCTTTGCTTCAATCTCATTCACCTTCTTTTGCAAAGAATAAGAGTATGAAGCGCTAATTTTGCTATCCAACTATAAAGTTATGATGTTGCTGGGAGAAGAGAAGACGGAAATTGAAAACCAATAGGAAGAGTAAAGGACTGTTTTCTTCTTCTCCAGAAAGGAGGTTAATTTTTTGTTTTTTATTTTATTTGTACTGGTGATAGTGATTTATTTATTTTTCATTTTTGAATAAGGAGGTAATCAGATGACGCCAGAAGAGACAAGAAACTATCTTAAAAGCTATAGGAATATGCGCAATCGAGTGGAGTACATCAATAACAAGATGATTAATGTTAAATCAATCAGATATGATGATAGTCCGAGCGGTTCGTATTCAGAGCCTAAGACTCAGAACGATTACATCATGATGAAGGATAAGTATATTGCTCAGATGTCTCTTATTCGTGAGGATATTGAGAAACTAGACAACATGAATCATCGTGATGCATTGTTTTATAAGTATGTCGAACTAATGAGTGATTATGATATAGCCGACTTGATGCAGTATTCAGTAGGAACGGTAAGACACTTCCTTTGTTCTGGTATCATCGAATTATCTGAAGTTATAAATGATAAAAATGTAACAGAAAGTATAGAAAAGTCATGAAATCAAAACGCATTAGTAATATAAAGGTGCTAACATATAACATGTGGAAATAGTTTGATAGGGAACTATGATTTCAAGGCGCTTGTATAAGTGCCTTTTTATTTTGCCAGGAAGGAGAATAACAGATGAATGACATCAAGATAACGCAGAAGCCTATTGCTGATCTAATCCCTTATAGTCGCAATCCTAGAAGGAATGATGAAGCCGTTCCAATGGTGATGAACAGCATCAAGGAGTTTGGTTTTAAGGTTCCTATAGTTGTTGATAGGAATAATATCATCGTATGCGGTCATACAAGGTTTAAAGCAGCGCTAAAGCTAGGGCTTGAGACAGTTCCATGCATAGTAGCCGATGACCTCTCAGACGAGCAGATTAAGGCATTTAGACTAGCAGATAACAAGGTATCAGAGAAAGCTGAATGGGATTTTGAAATCCTAAGCGATGAACTTGATGACATTATCAATATAGACATGGATTCGTTTGGATTTGAGTCAATTGAATTTGAAGAACCTGAGGAAGACGATTCTGAAAAGGTTAATGAAAGAGAAAGAACAGGAAACGCATATAACCTTGATGAATATGATGAACTTAGAACAATAGGATTCTATCAGATGCCTAAACTTGAAAGAATTGACTATGTTCCTGATGATCTTGTTGGCTTCAATTATGTATTGAATTCTGATAGATATGAATCAGGTGTTCATTTTTACATTGATGACTATCAATTTGAAAGAATTTGGGCATCTCCTCAGATGTATGTTGATAAGCTGGCACAGTTTGACTGTATTCTTACTCCTGACTTTTCTCTTTACATGGATATGCCTATGGCCATGAAAATATGGAATGTATACAGAAGCCGTTTAATTGGTCAGATCTATCAGGATAGAGGGCTTAGAGTGATTCCCACTGTATCGTGGGCTGAACCAGAAACATTTACTTTTTGTTTTGACGGTATTCCTTCTAACAGTACAATTTCAGTTTCTACTATTGGAGTTAAGCGCAGCAAGGAAGCCACAAAGATATGGACACAGGGCATGGATGAAGCCATGAAGAGGCTAAAGCCTAAGAATGTGCTTGTCTATGGTGGCGACATTGGCTATGACTTCAAGGGTGCTAATGTGAAATACTATGATAATCATGTGACAGAAAAAATGAAAAATTTAAAAAATATATAAATCGTATATCGAAAGGAGCATAATATATATGGGTGGTAGAGGTGCATCAAGTGGAATAAGAAGAGGCAAAGCGAGCAATGCTAAATACAATGGCTTTAGCATTACTGATGAAAAAGGGAACACAAATCATTATATAGTTATTGGCGGAAAAATCTCGATGGCAACACCAAAAAATGCGCGTGGGGCTTTGGTACGCTATTTTGATAGTAACCATCCTTTTCAAAAAGCTTACGATAAGTACGGGAATGTTGATGCGATTATCAAACGTGTTAATAAGGTCGGAAAGGGCAAGGCTTCAATTTTATCTGATAAGGCAGTAGAAAAAATGAACGCTGATTATGCTAAAGAGTTAGCAAATAGAAAAACAGATTATACTGTCAGAAGTTCAAAAAAAGGCGTTAATAGACACAGTTCATACTGGTCAGCAATGTAATGTTAAAGGCACTCAAAAGGTTTAAAATGACATTGGCATACTGAGGCATACTATCTTAAACGCAGAGATATCAAATATAAATTCAATAAAGTACTAGAAAAAAATAAAAGGAAGTATAAAAAATGGGTGGAAGAGGTGCATCAAGTGGAATAAGCAAAAAGAGAAATGTATACGGCTCACAATTTCACGCTGTAAAAGATTCTAATGGTAAAGCACTTGTAAGTGGGAATGTTAAATTTATTCAATCGAATTCAAGAGATTCCGAAAGTCTTATGGAAACAATGACAAAAGGAAGGGTATATGCGCTTACTGGTGGAGATGATTTGATAAAAATTGTCTATTTCGACAAAGAAAACAAGCATGTCAAAGAAATAAATTTTGGGCATAAACATGCAGGCTTAGACCCCCATGTACATCACGGATATTTTCATAATGAGAATGATGGCAAAAAAGGCGCTACTAGATTAACCAAGGAAGAAAAGAAAATGGTTGAAAGCGTTGAAAAAGTATGGCATGATTATCTTAGCAGAAGATAGTTTAGGCTGGCAGAACAGGTTGATAGACAAGGCATCGGTTCAATTCCGGTTGACTGCTAAGAATTTAGGAGCTCTTAAGGGCTCCTTTTTTATGTTATGAAAATGACGGTAAAAAAGGAGCGGCAAGGCTTACCGATAAAGAAAGGCGAATGGTTGACAAAGTTAAGGAGTTTTGGTTAAATAGAAAAAAAGGGAAGTAGTAGTATAGAGGTTGATTACACTTTGATGTATGGTTTTTCCACTGAGGAGACTCACGTTCGAATCGTGACGCTTTCCTTTTTTTATTGTAAGAGCTGATGTTGTAAGGTACAATTCCAACATGATTATATTATTATTTTAACTTGTAAAAGCAACTCAAAGAATGGGTTGCTTTTTTGCGTTGAAAGGCAGGTGATAGCAATGGCAAAAAGTGAGTTCGCAAACATGACACCAGAAGAAAGAAGAGAGAACGGCCGAAAAGGCGGACTTGCATCTGTCAAGGCAAGAAGAGAAAAGAAGGCAATGAAAGACAATCTTGCATCGCTTCTTTCCATGTCTCTCAAATCCGGTAAGATAGCCGATGTAGACACAATCAAGAACTTTGCTGCATTGAATGGCAAGAATGTGACTGTACAGGACGCAATACTCATTAAACAGGTTCAGAAGGCAATGAAGGGCGACACTAGGGCAGCAGAATTCATTAGAGACTTGAGTGGTAATAAGCCTGGCAGTAGTCTTGACATCAAGTCAAATGGACAGATAGTAATTATAGATGACATCGAATAGAGCAAAGCTTTCTGACATTATAGGCCCAGCGTTCTATGATCTTCATAAATATGTTAAGACCAATGCATATACACACTACTGGCTTAAAGGTGGACGAGGTTCTTTAAAATCTTCTTTTATTGGTACTGAAATTCCTTTAGGAATTATGAGAGATGCAAAACGTGGCGTAATGAGTAATGCCGTTGTTATAAGACGTGTAAAGGACACTTTAAGGGGTTCAGTCTATGAACAGATTAAGTGGGGCATATTCATGCTGAAGGCTGAAGAAGATTGGGATATACCTGAATCTAAGTTACAGATGACATACAGGCCGACAGGACAACAGATAATATTCAAAGGTGCTGACAATCCTAAGAAGTTGAAATCTATCAAGGTGTTTGTCGGTTATGTTAAATATGTCTGGTATGAAGAGTGCGACGAGTTCGAAACATACGATAAAATAACCAATATCAATCAGTCACTTCTTCGTGGTGGACATGAATATTGTGTATTTTACTCTTTCAACCCTCCTGAATCACAAAGAAATTGGTGCAACAGGCAAGTTCTAGTAAAAAGGGATGATACATATGTCTCTCACACAACTTACTTACAGGCACCACCTCAGTGGCTTGGGGAGCAGTTCTTAATAGAAGCCGACCACATGAAGGAGACAAAGCCTGATAAGTATAAGCATGACTATTTGGGAGAGGTAACTGGAACAGGTAGCGAGGTTTTCACAAACCTTGATATACGTGAGATAACCGACGAGGAAATACAGGTATTCGATAGATTAAAAAACGGATTGGACTTTGGTTATGCTGGTGACCCATTGGCATATGTCAAAGCAAACTATGACAAGACGCGCAGGCGTCTTTTTATTTTTGGTGAAGTATATGGAACTAGACTATCAAATGCCAAGGCCGTGAAACTCATAAAAGAGATTAACCCGCTCAATAAGCTAGTCACTGCTGATTCAGCTGAACCAAGAACCATTAATGAATTCAAGTTATTAGGTCTCAATATCATCGGTGCAAAGAAAGGCGCTGACAGTGTGGACAATGGAATAAAGTTCCTTCAGGACTTAGACAAGATAATTATAGATCCTGTTAGATGCCCCAATGCTGCACGTGAATTCAATGACTATGAAATTGAAATGGATAGAGACGGCAACCTTAGAGGGGAGTTCCCCGACAGAAACAACCACACTATAGATGCGGTTAGATATGCTATAGAAAATGAAATCCTTATGAAGAAGGCAAGAGCAGGAAAGAGGAGATTTTAAAAGATGTATTATACTTTCACGATTCCACGAGAAAAATTCGACGAGACAAACATAGACAGAAGCATGATCCTTCGTCTCATTGCTAAGCATTATAGTATTCGTGCTCCTGAGATATTGAAGAATGTTGGCTATTACTTTGGTAAGCATGCCATCATGAACAGGAAAAAGAAGTTCAAGAACCAGCCGAACAATAAGATCATGGTAAATCATGCTAAAGATATATCAGATACAGCAACGGGCTATTTTCTTTCAAACCCTATCACATTCAAGAAGAATACAGAAGACGGCAATATTGACAAGCTGACAGGTGCTTTTGTTGATGCTGAAACAGATGATACAGATTCATGCAATGCCATCAATATGTCACGTGCTGGTGTCGCTTATGAGTATGTTTACTTATGTGAGCATGAAAGCAAGCTGATGACCAAGACACTTGACCCATTGTCAACATTCAAAGTTTTCGATACTTCAATTGAACAGCATGAACTATTCAGCGTTTATTATTCGATTGAAAAAGATGATTCTACTGACAGGTTCAATATCATCGCAACAGTAACAACTGAGAACTATGTCACAAGAATCGGAATCACTTGCAATGAGGAATTCGAAAAAGGCGAGTTTTCAGAACTAGGTGAGCCTTATCCACATTTCTTAGGTGAGGACCCTATCATTGAGTATAGAAACAACATGGACTGCATTGGAGACTATGAACAGCAGATTTCTCTTATCGATGCATACAATACATTATGCTCTGACAGAATCAACGATAAGGAGCAGTTCATTGATGCAGTACTTGTTGTCTATGGTGCTCTTTTAGGTGATGACGATGAAGAAGCAACAAAAGCACTCCAGGCTATCCGTAAGAACGGTGTTATGGAACTTCCTAGTGATGCACGCTCTGAATATCTGACTAGAACTTTTGACGAGAATGCGGTGGAAACACTCAAGCGCTCAATAAAGGAAGATATCTATTCACTTTCTCATGTTCCTAATCTGACAGATGAAAACTTTGCTGGCAACAGTTCAGGCATTGCCATTCAATATAAGCTTCTAGCACTTGAGACCCTCACCAAGACAAAAGAGAGATATTACAAGAAGGGGCTTAAGAAGCGTATAAGAATGTTCTGTACTTACCTCAATCTAAAAGCAATTGCTGCTGATCAGTCAATGATTGAGCCTGTTTTTACAAGAGGATTACCACAGAACCGTCTTGAATTATCACAGATTATTGCGAATCTTAAAGGTGTTGTATCAACTAAGACACTTCTTGCACTTCTAGACTTTGTTTCAAATGTTGATGATGAAATGAAAGAAGTCAAAAAAGAAAAACAGGAAGCACTTGAAACACAGAAGCAGTTATTTGATACCGAAAATCAGAATACTCCTCCAGAAGATGAAGAAGAAACAGAGGAGCATGAGAACGATGATAATGATGATGATAAAGAAATGGAATAATAGTGCTCTGTTATGACTAACATTAAAAACATAAAGTACTGGGAGATGCGAGAAGCAAGGAACATGTACAAGGATATGCAGTTAGCTGAGGACTGCGCTAAAGATTTGAGTGTAATCTATAGCAAGGCTGCAATCTACACTGCCAAGCAGATTGAGGGAATATTCAATAGATTCGCTTCAAAGCATCATCTAACAAGAGACGAGGCTATTAATCTTCTTTCAGAGGCTGACAGTAAAGATTTCGAAAAACTGCTTGAAGCATACAAGAATAAGACGGGTGCCCAAAAAAGAGAGGTACTGGCAGAATTGGAAGCCCCAGCATATAAGAATCGTATGAAGAGGCTAGATGATATTGATAAGTCAATAAACAGGCTAATTAATGCGGTTGCATCAAAAGAAAGAGATGCAATAGACAAGACAATGCGTAAGGTCTATGAAAGCAGTTATCACCATGCAGTATATGAAGCTGCAAGAATGAGCGGTCTAGATCTTCAGACAGGTTCTATTGATGAAGGCGCTCTTGAAACCATTCTGAAAAAGAAATGGTCAGGTCAGAACTATTCCGAAAGAGTATGGAACAATACTCAGAAGGTGGCCGATGCACTAAAAGAGGAGTTCATGATAGGAGCACTTACAGGAAAGACAGAGAAGGAAATGACCGACTCAATCAACGAACAGTTCCTATCAGGTAGAAATAAAGCTAGAAGACTTGTAAGAACCGAATCATCATACATTCACAATGAGGCGCACTTCCAGGCTTACAAGGATTATGGCATAGAGGAGTATAGATTTGTTGCAACACTAGACCTTAGAACGTCCCAAATTTGCCGTGAGAGAGACGGAAGTGTATACAGGGTGAATGATAAGAAGATAGGCGTAAACGCCCCTCCAATGCACCCATGGTGCCGTTCTACAACTATTATGAATCTTGATGATGAAACTATGCATAATCTAGAAAGATTTGCTAGAGACCCTGTCACAGGTGAAAGGATAAAGGTTCCAGCAGATGAGACTTATAAAGAGTGGTATCAGAGAATGGTTGAAAAGCATGGTGCAGATGCAATTAACACTGCTGAGAAATTAGTTGAGAATCGTTCTAGTGACAGGAAACAGCAAATAAAATACCTCGATTTGTTGGGTAAGCAAAATATACCTTTATCACTATCAGAATTTCAAAATTTGAAGTATAATGATAAAGAGAATTGGTTACTATTACAAAAATACAAGAGATCGCGTAGCTCAGGAAAATTATCAGCATTTTCAACATTTGAAGACTATAAGAAGTATCGTAAAATCATACAAGATGAAATTGTTGGGCGTACAACTAAGGATGGAGTTGTAATAAAATCGCAAAGTGACCATTTTATCGAAAGAGTATTAGGGACAACTGAAAAAGAAGGCCCTCAAAAGAATAAGAAACGTGAAGGTGTTGAAATAGAGGATGTTATTTCTGCACTAACTGACCCAGAAAAAATAACCGAAAAAGAAAATGGTAAACGTATAAGCAGAAAGTATATAGGTGAAAACGTAGAAGTTACACTTAACCCTGATACTGGAAATTTAATTCAAACAAACCCTAAGAAAAGAGAGTGAATTGTGATGTACAAATTATTGGATGAAGATGTGAAATTATTGAAAAAGTTGCTTCTTATGAAAGATTGGAACCCGGAAGACGGTTATTCAAAAGAATGTGTTATTGAATATGTTAATGCGAATAGAGAACTAAATAATGAAGAGATTAATCAGATTCGTAATTACGTATTAGACAAGAATCTTGAATATGGATTTGATGATAATGAAGAACCTAATGAACTAGGGTATGCAACTGAAGAATTAGGCGATAGACTGTTTTATGCTATGGATGATTAGTTAAATCCTTTAGTTGATAAAAAGACAACGTGAAAGGACTTGGAATATATGGCAAGGGATGATTATCATGTAATTGTTTATCAGATTCTATCCTACCTGTATATGCAGCTCAAGCAAGGCAAGGATATTGATGCATCACTCATAAGACACGACAGTAAATATCTGCAGATCAACAGAAAGTACTGGACTTATGTCATTGTGAATTTGTTGAATGAGGGATATATCAGTGGGATAGTAATTGACCAGGATATAGATGAAAACATAGAAATATACAACCTTGATAAATGTGAGATTACACCAAAAGGAATAGAATACCTTACTGATAATTCAACTATTGAAAAAGCCAAGCGATTTATGAAAGACTTGAAAGACATATTACCGTTCGTATAAGCCGACTATTTTTTAGTCGGTTTTTATTTTGCTCAATTTCAAGAAAGGAGAACCATATGGCTGAAGGATTGAAACCACATCATCACCAGTACTTTGAGTATGACTGTAAAAGTCATTTTGACAGCCGTAGGCACGTCATTGTTAAGAAGGTGACATATATGTGCATGATATGCGGAAAACTCTCACACGAGACATATGAAGAGTACTGTCCGCCTCCCAAGGAAAGAAAACCTAAAGCATTGATGAAATACAGAAGCAGACAGAAGAGCGGTTGATGTTCTTCTTTTTTTCTGTTTGTCCATAACGTGCATATGACATTAAAAGGTGCATGGATATAACAGTCATACGGACTATAAACGGAGGAATTAAGTTATGGAATACACTAAGAATATGATGCCTTTGAACCTTCAGCTTTTTGCGGAAGAAGGGGAAGAGGGGGAAGAAGACACAGGCGACGAAGGGAATCCCGATAATGCGCAGTCAGGTGAACCGGAAGATGGTAAAGCCAAAGTAACAACCCTCACAGAAGACGATGTGGACAGAATCGTCCAGAAGAGACTTGCCCGTGCAAGAAAGAAGTGGGATAAGGAGCATACGGAAGCCGAAAGGCTTCAAAAGATGACAGATGATGAAAAGAAGCAGTATGAGGAAGACAAGAGAAAAGAAGATCTTGACAATAGAGAAGCAGCAATTACTCGTAGAGAACTGACTGCAGTTGCCAAGGAACAGCTTAATGCTGCAGGAGTTCCAGCAGACATGGCTGACTTCATTGACTACACTGATGCTGATTCCGTAAATGAATCTGTCAAAAGACTCTCTAAAGCATTCAAGGGAGCGGTTCAGCAGTCTGTTGATGACCGATTAAAAGGGAAAGCACCTTTAGACAAGGCAAAAAACAATGTATTGACTGCTGAAGAAGAGAATGCAAGAAAAGCATTCGCGAATGCACTTAAATTTTAGAAAAGAGGTATAGAACATGGCAATTAACACATTACAGTATTCAACTATTTTTCAGACTGAACTAGATAAACAGATGGAGCATCTCACTCTTACATCATGGATGGATGCCAATGCCGGACAGATTAAGTATGACGGTGGTGCAGAGGTAAAAATCCCTAAGATGTCATTAGTGGGCTTAGGAGACTATAACAGAGACGAAGGATATAAACAGGGTGCTGTTACTCTTGAATATGAAACATTCAAAATGACACAGGACCGTGGAAGAAAGTTCCTTCTTGATGCAATGGATGTAAATGAAACTAACTTTGTGGCATCTGCTGGCACTGTCATGGGAGAATTCCAGCGTTTACATGTTGCTCCTGAAGTAGATGCTTACCGTATTTCTAAGGTTGTTTCTGATGTTACAGAAAAGAAATCAGCCAACATCCTAACAACTGCATTGACTGAACAGAATATTCTTTCTGAATTAGAAAAGGCAGCGGATACTATCCGTGATAAAGGATACCAGGGTGATATCATCTGTCATATTACATATGATACTTTAAGATTATTAAAGGAAAAGATGGTAAACAGCAGTCTTACATCAGGTAAATTAACTATTGGAAATATCACATTAGACATCTATAAGCTTGATGAAATCACATTCATTCCTACACCAAAGAACAGAATGTATTCAGCTATCACGGTTGATGCTGGAGCAACAAAAGACAAAGGTGGATATACAAAAGGTGATACTGCTAAGGATGTAAACTTCTTAATGGCGCCAATCAATAGTGTTATTGGTGTTACTAAACAGGACAAGACAAGAGTATTTGACCCTGATACTAATCAGGATGCAAATGCTTGGCAGATTGACTATAGAAGATATCATGACTGCTGGGAAAAGGACAACATGCTTGACCTAATCATTGCTAACGTCTCAGCTGGTGCATAATGATCATTGTAAAAAGAATCAACGTTGAAAGGGCCATCCATGAGGATGACCTTCAGCGTTATACAAAACAGGGATATCGTGTCATTGAAGACAAGAAGAACGATGAAGATACTCCTGTAGAAAACAATGAAGTGACGGACCTCAACGATATGACTGTTGACCAGTTAAAGACTATAGCAAAGGAAAAGGGCGTTAGCGGATATTCTAGTCTTGTTAAAAAGGAACTGGTCGCAGTTCTCACTAAGATGCAGGAGGAGTAATCTATGGATCTAGTTGAGATTGTTGCTGAAAGAACAGGAACGAGTCAGGAGCGTGCAAAAATCTATGTTGAAATGGCAAAACAGCGTGCTCTTGCACATACAAACCGCACTGTATACATCACTGCAATGGATTTCTGTGTGGCTGATCTAGCATGTGCCATATACTTCAGAGAGGGCATGGTTGGAGAATCATCACATTCAGAAGGTGGCATCACATCAACTTTTCAGTCTTCCACTTATGAAGATATTCTCTCAACTATCAACAACTTAAGACTTATTCGTGCAGGAGGAATCGTGCACGAAAAGAAGCCGGAGGGGAATCAATGAGACTTTCAGCGCTTAAGAACTATCCTGTATATGAGCCTGTCATCGAAAAAGATGGTGAAGGTGTTACTACTGAAAAGTGGATCAAGAGAAAATCAATGCTTCTTGAGATATGGCCTGCATCCGGTAAGTTACAGGCTGAAATGTATGGGGAGAGACTGAACTACATTCTTAATATGATTCTTCCTAAGAATAATGATGATGATTTCAGACCCACTGAAAAGTGGGGTGTGAATGTCTATAATCAGTCAATCGATGAACCGGATTATAGGATCATCAGCATGAAGGAATATAACAGACACTATCTCTATGAACTGGAGAAGATTATTAAATGAGCCTCAATGGTGCTAATGAATTATTTAGAAAGCTTCGTGCTATAGATGCCGTTCTTGAGAATCCAGAACAGGTTCTTGGAAAGGCTGCGGAAACAATCAGAAGTGGTTGCGTTCTTGAATGTCCTGTAAATAATGGTGAATTAAGAAATTCCATTAAGACAAGAGTTGAAGGCGACAAGGGATATGTTTATACAAATAAGGCATATGCTCAATATGTTGAATTCGGAACAGGTCGAAAAGGTGCAGCAGATCATGCTGGAATATCTCCATATGTACATCCTTCTTATACTATGGAACCTTGGTGGATTCCTGAAGATAAGCTATCAGAAAGTGCGATAAAGCATTATCATTGGGTAGTTATCGAAGTAAATGGAAAGAGATATTACAGGTCGGATGGACAGCCTGCACAGCCATTCATGTACCAGGGAGCAAAGAAGACTGAAAAGAAAGCAGTTAAGGATGCTGGTATTGTAATCAGCCAGTTAATTGAAAAGGATTAAAAGCATATGATCAACATTAAAGATAAAGTATATAAGGCTCTGACAGATGAAGGCCTTGAAGTCACTGATATCTATCCTAAGGACTGGGCAAAGCTTCCAGCAGTTCAGTATGTTGAGGAAGATAACAGCGTGGCAGAATGGACGGATGACAAGGAGCAGACATCACATGTCCTTTACAGAATCGAAATCTGGGATACTAAGAGTACATCGGGTACAGCCTTGAAAGTTGATAAGGCATTATCATCAATGGGGCTAAAGAGAGTATCATGCAGAGATATTGATGATGCATCAGGACTTAGACACAAGAAAATGAGTTATGAAGCATTTTATGATAGTGATTACATCTATCACGGTATGTAACTGATAAGGAGGAATTATATAATGCTAGCAAATGGCGCTAAATTATCTTATGACAAGACAAACAAGGGAACTACTTTCACTGACCTTCCAGGGTTGAAGAAGATTCCTGACATGGGTATTGAAAAAGAAAAAGTTGAAAACTCTTCACTTGATGATACAGTTAAGGTCTATGAGTTTGGTATCGGAGACCCTGGAGACCTTGAATATACATTCAAGTATGACAACAGCAAAGCAACATCTTCATACAGATTAATGAGGGAACTAGAAAAAACAGGGGCTACCGCAATGTTCAAGGAAACATTGAAGGACGGCACTACAACTACATTCTCAGGACAGGTCACTGTTAAAAGAGCGGGCGGTGGTGTCAATGATGCTATTGAATTTACTGTTGCAATCGCATTACAGTCTGAACTCACTATTACTGATCCAGCAGAAGCAGCAGCATAGAAAGGAAGATATAGATAAATGGTAGAAAAAGCAAAAAGAAAACCGTTCATTATTTGGAAAATCGGTGAAGAAGAATACAAATTAAAACTGACAACAGGAGAAATCTCTAGACTAGAACAGATGTATGGTGGAAGTCTTATCAACCTTCTTAATACAGAAACAGGCATGACACCATTATGCACTATGCTGGACATCACACATGGAGGTCTTCAGAAATTCAACAGCAACATCGACAGAAGCGATGTGAATGATATGTTTGATAGATACATCGATGAAGGTGGCTCACAGACAGAGTTCCTTAGTGATGTTCTTATTCCATTGTTCCAGGTATCGGGTTTTTTCTCTGGGGCTCTCGAAACGAAAATGGAAAAGGAAATGGCGGAAGCCAAGAAGAATCTCTAGAAGATATCCTGATTACAGATTACATATACAAGGCGGTCTATGATCCAGCGCTTGATGCTGGAGTAGACCCCTTTTCATTTTGGAATTATTCGTTAGATGAGCTATACGATATTATTTCAGCGCATGAAAGAAAGAAAAAAGAAATGGTGCGACAGGAAGCGATATCTCTTCAGATACAGGCTCTTCAGATAAGGGATTGTATTTCTGCTGTCCTTAACGGCAAGGATGATTCATTCACTCCTGCACAATTGTGGGACTTCTATCCTTCACTTTTTGAAGAGGATAAGAAAGAGTTTGAAAAAGAGAAGGAAAGAAAAGAGATTGCAAGCGCTAGATCTTCTCGTATTGCCTTCAGTAGAAGACATAATGAAGCACTAAGAAAAAGAAAGGCGGTGATGCAGAATGACGGTAGAGGAACTGCAGATAGTAATATCTGCTCAGACGAAATCAGCGAAATCAGAACTGAACAGCGTGAAGAATGAAGTCACCGGCCTAAAGAATCATGTTGATAAGGTCACAGGCTCAATTGGCAATTCATTCAAGAGTATCCGCAATATTGTGGCGGGTCTTGGTATTGCTTCTCTGATTAAATCAACGATATTAGGGAATGTTGATGCTGCAATCAAGAGAGTCGATACTCTTAGCAATTATAGCCGTGTGATGTCGAATCTAGGCGTTGGCAGTGTTCAAGCGAATGCATCTGTACAGAAACTAAGCAATAAGCTTATTGGCCTCCCAACAACCCTAGACGATGCATCAGGCGCAGTACAGAGATTTACATCAGTGAACAGTAACATCTCTAGATCAACAGATATGTTCCTTGCACTAAATAACGCTATTCTAGCCGGCGGTGCAAGCTCTGAGATACAGAAATCAGCACTTGAACAGTTGTCACAGTCATATGCTAAGGGTAAACCTGATATGTTTGAATGGCGTTCAGCGATGACTGCAATGCCTGCACAGATGAAACAGGTGGCTGAGGCCATGGGTTTTGTCAATGCTTCAGCATTAGGCGAGGCATTAAGAAACGGAACTGTATCTATGGATCAGTTCATGAATACTCTTATGCAGTTAAACACTCAGGGCATTAACGGCTATCAGTCATTTGAGGAACAGGCAAGAAATGCGACAGGTGGAATTTCTACATCAATCGCTAATATGAGAACAGCTATTGTTAGATGTATGTCCGAAGTAATGAATACAATCGGGCAGTCTAATATTGCTGGATTCTTTACTAATATTGCAAAGGCAATTAACTCATGCGTCCCATATGTTGTTGCATTCACTAAAGTTGTTATGGTCGCCGTTGGGTATCTGACGGCACTGTTTGGTGGCAAGTCAAAGAAGTTGAGTTCTTCTTTTGGTGGAGTGTCAAACAATGCTAAGAAGGCAGCAGGAAACACAGGGGCTCTTGCAAAGAATATGAACGATGCTTCCAATAGTTCGCAGAAGCTTTCTAAAGGCGCAAGCGGAACAGGAAGAGGATTAAAAAAGGCAGCAGGTAATGCTTCTAAACTCAAGAAGGAATTGAAAGGAGCTCTTGCTGGATTCGATGCAATCAATAACATCAATTCAAGCAATGGTTCAAGTGATCCGTCTTCAGGTGGCTCAGGTGGTTCGGGCGGTGCTGGTGGTACCGGTGGCATTGGTGATATAGGAAGCATAGGTGCTGATGCGTTTGATACTGGAAGTATGACTGCACCACTCGAAGAAGTAGACAAGCAGTTAGAGGAAATCAAGAAGAAGGTTGCGGAATTCTTCCAGCCATTAAAGCAGTCATGGGATAAGTTTGGTGCGCCGATGATTGCAGCTGCAGTATATGCATTTAATGGTGTCAAGAATCTTCTTATGGAAATCGGCAAGTCAATGTATACAGCTGTCTCTTATACACATCTGACGCTGCCGACGATCGCATAAGTGTA